AAGATGCGCAGCGTGGACAGGTGACCTTTATAGATCAGTTCCTCAATCGACACCGGCTCAATCAGAGCGTGAAACAGCGCAGGCGCATCGGTGATGAGGCCATGCCCCAGCCTGTAAGGCGTGGCTGTCAGGCCCACCACACGCAGCGCCGGGTTGATGGCGAGCAGATCGGCCAGCAGCACCCGGTAGCCGCCTTCATCTTTGTGGCTGACAAGGTGGCATTCGTCGATGATGACGAGATCGACATGACCGATCTGTTGCGCCTTTGTCCGCACCGATTGGATTCCGGCAAACGTGATCGGCTCACCCAACACCTTGCGATTTAACCCGGCAGAATAAATCCCCATCGGCGCGTTGGGCCAATGCTCTCGCATCTTGGCGGCATTCTGGCTGATAAGCTCTCGAACATGGGTCAGCATCAATATGCGGGTATCGGGCCAGCTTTGAATGGCGTCTTTGCAGAGCGCCGCAACGATGTGACTCTTGCCGCTGCCGGTTGGCAACACCAGACACGGGTTGCCAGCGTTGCCTGCCGCGAACCAAGCGTAAAGCTGGTCGATGGTGCGCTGCTGATAGTCACGAAGCATCAGCCCACCACCTCCGCATCAGGAAATACCCGCTTCATCGCCTCGACCTCATCGGTGCCGCAAACGTCCGGGTTCGCCAGTATCTCGCGGCTTTTGTAGCCGTTGGCTCCATTCTCAATCACCCGGTCGCCGATCTTCCACATGACAGAATGCCCATCATCGCTCGGGATCATCGGCCACGGCACCAGATCGGGGTGAATGATGTGATCGTCGCAACCGGTGTGCTGGAAATCAACCGGGATGTTATCGGCGTCGTGCCGCTCGCAGCGCCATGTAGAGTCAGCCAGAGCCGTGCTGTGCGCGCAAGTGCGGCAGTTGGCCTGTTTAGTTGGCGCGGCTTTGTGGCAAAAACTATGCGCCGCGCAGAAACGGCACTGATACCAGCTAGGATCGCCGCTGAGAGGCTCTGGCATACGATCCGCTAGTGCGATGCGCTGGCCGCGCGCAACCGCTCTGGTAGCAACGTCAGCGTCGTAGCGCACACGCTCGATATGGAGCCGGTCATCGTCTTTGCAGACCGCCACATAAAGCGCGCGGTCAATGTCGGTGCCGTGCATATAGACTTGCATCTGGACGTAATGCATCGGCTTGGATTTCTCGACTCCGTGATTGACCATATCGTCAAAGGATTTCTTCGAGTGCGTCTTGAACTCCGCAACGTGGCGTTTCTTTGGCGCTTCTGGCACACCGCTTTCAATGATGCCGTCGAGGCTACCGGAAACATGGCTACCGAAGTTCACCCGCGCTTGGCTTGATCGCACATCAATGCCGACATTGCGCAGATCGCGCACAATGATTTCCTCTTCGTTCTGGCCGCGACGGAACAGGCGCAGGATGCGGCCTTCAAACTTTTCCACCACGGCCCAGCGGAATGACAGCCACAACCAGCGGTCGCAAGGGTGGTCAAGGACGCTGCAACCCATGTGCGGGCGCGGTCGCTCGCTTTGCGCTTTGTGGTATTGGTCAATTAGGTTTGTTATGGTATTCATCGGCTCGGGCAGTTTCATGCTCAGTCTCCCGTTGCTGCGGTTGAGGCATCCCCCCGGCCTAAGTCCCCAGTAGGCCGGGGGGAAAACTCTCTTACTTAGCCCAAGGCGGCTTGGCGCTTGCGCTGGCTGGTGCAGATGGTGCTGCGGCGACCTTCGGCATCGAAGCCTTCGGCATTGCGGCCATTGATCCGCTGATCGCCTTCCAGCCGCCGACTTCGTTGCGGTCTTGCGTGTATCCAGCAGGGATGTCTTTGGCGGATGCCTTCTTGATCTTGACCTTGATGCAGACCTGTCCGCCGATCAGTTCGTCGGAGTCCTGCACCTTGGTCAAGCCGATAGCGCGCATCAATTCGCCAAGCTGTTCGCGGCCAATGCGCTCGGCTTCGGGATTCGGGTTGCGAATGTTGAGGCTGGCGAAAATGACCCGCCCCTGCTGGGTCGGCCCGGTGATGTCATAGCGCACATCGATCTTGGTGCCGGTGCCAGCTTTGGTGTTGCCAACTTCGGCCTTGCTGATCGTGGCGTCATACCAGCCCTCGGGTAGCAGATCGTAGCTGCGGTCAGACTGGGGAAGATCGTCGGCAACGAAAGTTTCTTCGAGAAAAGCCATGTCAATTAATCCTTGTTGGTAATGGTGAAAGAAGGACGGCCCGGTGTGGCCGTGATTGCGTCAAGCAGTGGGGAAGTGATTTCCGGCTTAGCTGCTTTCCAAGCGGCGGCATTGATTTCCGGCTTCCACCGGAACAGGCTTGCGAGATGCTCGGTCAAGCCATTCTCAGCCGCCAACTCTTGCAGCTTGTCAGCGTTGATTTTGCGGTTAATGCGGCCTTCAATCTTGACCTTGTAAGTGTCCGCATCAACGTTGACGGTGCCATCAAGATTCTCGGCAATGCCAAGGCTCTTAACCATCGCGTCCTCGAGATCACGCCGGGTCTTGATTGCAGCGGTCTCGATGGCCTTGGCGTTGAGCCATTGCTGATAGATTGAGACGCTCATTTTGCGCGCTCGATGAGCATAGCGTCGGCAACGCGATAGGCGTATTCCGCCGCGTGTTCAATGTCTGTCACCCAAGCGGGGTCAATCAACCCCACCAAAGCCTGTCCCGCGAACCAATCGCGCTTTGTAAGACCAACATCTTCGTGCGTAAACGTGCAACCGAGACGTTCGGCGCTTTCTGGCGTTGTCGGAAACGCCGGGCCATATGTATCGCTCATACCTCTTCCTCTTTGGCAATGACCAGCAATGCCGTTTTGAGCGCGTCGATTTTGACTTGTGCGCTCTGCGCTGCGTAAATCAGCTTCGAAAGCCTAGCAATTTCATGGAGCATCGCCGCGCTTGCTTGACTAATATCAACGTATTTTGGATTACGTGTAATGCCCCGGCGCTTTGCAAAGTGATAAACCGATGGAATAGCTACACCAAACTTTTTAGCAATTGCCGCATATGTGCTTCCGGCATTTAACTGCGCCAATACTGCATCAGCGTTGCTTGAAAGCCTGCCACGGTGATGCGTAACCTTATTAATCTTGCTATCTGCGCTCATGCTGCACCGCCAATCTTCGCAATGATCGCACCGAGATCGGGCGCTTCCCAAGTCTCAAGTTTGCCTGATCGATCTTTGGCGAGCCATGCGCCGTCGCCGTCACACATCAGGGCGCGCTGGGTTGCGCCGTCTGCGTCACGCTCGACCCGAAGCGCCAGCACCTCATCAAAGAAATATGGCAGGCCCTGCGTCAGTGACTTGCCGGGCATCCCCGGATTGTAGAGGAGTTTCCCCATCTCATCCTGCGACTTTTCCAGTTTGGCGCTCATATAAACGTGCTTGCCGGGAAGGTCGCGGAAGGCGCGGATCAACTCCTGCATGGTGGTGTTTAACTCGCCATATGCAGCGCGTCCGTCTTTGTTCTTACGCAGTTCGTGCTGGAGGACAACTTCAGCCACTTCGCTGATGGAGTCGAGCGCCACGCTCTCGAAACCAACCGCTTCAGTCGATGACTTGCACCAAGCGAACGCCTCCATGAGATCGTCCATGTCGGCGATTTCGATGTAAGGAAGGTTGGCGTCTTGGATGGACAGTAGCCCACCCTCTGCCGACAGCACCACCGGGTTTGGCAGTGTGCGGATCAGGCTCGTCTTGCCAGCGCCAGCTTGCCCGTAGCAGAGCAGCTTCACGCCGTTGGCGGATAGTCCGCCCGTCTTTTTTAGATTGATTGCCATTGAAGGCCCTCTCGCTTTAGCACCAGTCGGACAATCCAGTCGGTGCGTGAAAATGTCTTTACAGCCGCAATGTGTGCTTGTAAAGCGTCAAATGTTCAAAAAACGAAGGGACACACAAAATGTTGAATCTAGACCAAATCCGAACCGCACTGGGTGATCGCAACGTCGAAAAGGTATCGGAGCGCACCGGCATACATCGAAACACCATCGCTGCGATTCGCAATGGCGTGAATGCCAATCCGACTTATGCCACCATGAAGCTGCTGTCTGACTATCTCGCTGGGCCATTGATCGATGGCTAATGACATCCTCCAGTTTCAAGCTGGGCGCGAATCTGCCATGAATGGCGGTAAGCGCGATGCGCGGAAGCACAAAGATTGGCTCGAAGGTTTCGACGCTATCATATCTGAAAGGGTAAGGGCTAATGGCTGATCTAACGAATGTGCTAGGTGGCCCGTGGTCACCTCCGAAAGTGGCGCAGCCTGATCCGCCAGCGGCGCAGTTGCTTGACGCCATGCAACGTGCAGGGCTGACCCCGCCGCGTGAGATCGTGCTGGACGGCAAGATGCATCGCTTTAATTCCGGCACCAAAGGCTCGCCCGGTGCCGGTGATAAGTCTGGCTGGTACGTTGCATACTCGGATGGCATCCCCGCCGGCCGCTTCGGTTGCTGGCGCGCTGGCATCGAATCAACGTGGCGGGCTGATGTTGGGCGGTCTTTGACCCCAGCCGAAGAGATGGCACACGCTCGGCGCATGAACGAGGCGAAGGCCGCGCGCGATGCCGAGACGGCCCGCACCCGCGAGACTGCTGCCAATACCGTCGAAGCCATTTGGGTCGGTTGCATGGGAGCCGATCCGGCGCATCCGTATCTGACGCGCAAGGGCATCGGGACTCATGGCTCTCGCGTCACAGGCGATGGCCGGCTGGTCGTGCCGCTCTATACGCCAGAAGGTAAACTCGCCTCGCTCCAATATATCGATATAGACGGTGGCAAGCTGTATCATTCTGGTGGACAGACAGGCGGTTGCTACTGGACTGTCGGGACGATGGACGAGCCGGGGCCGATCTACATCGCTGAGGGCTTTGCCACTGCCGCGACCATCTATGAAGTCACCGGGCGACCATGTGTTGTGGCTTACTCAGCTTCCAATCTCGTCCCGGTCACCGGAACGATCCGCGAACTGGTTGGTATTGGCGGCAGCATCACCATCGTAGCTGACAACGACTCGTCAGGCACCGGGCAGAAATATGCCGATCAGGCCAGCGCCAAGTATGGCGCACGGGTTGTGATGCCGCCAACACCCGGGGATGCGAACGACTATCTGGCGGGCGGCTATGATCTCAAGGTATTGTTGATGCCTTTGCCCGCGACCGATTGGCTGACCCCAGCCGATGACTTCTGCCTTGAGCCTGCGCCGATCCGGTGGCTGGTCAAACACTGGCTACAAGAAGCCGCGCTGATTATGGTGCATGGGCCTAGCGGTGGCGGCAAAACATTTGCCGTGTTGGACTGGAGCCTTCACATCGCATCAGGTCTCACTGAATGGCATGGTCACCGCGTCAAGCCCGGCCCGGTGGTCTATCTGGCGGGTGAAGGCCACCACGGCTTGCGCAGCCGCGTTGCAGCTTGGAAGCAACATCATGGCGCTGGCAAGTTAGATATGTGGATTTCAAAGACCGGCACCGATCTGAACACGCCCGAGGGCTATCAGCGCGTGGTCGATGCCATTCGTGCGCTGCCGCATCCGCCCAGCCTCATAAACGTCGACACTCTGCATCGGTTCCTATCGGGCGATGAAAATAGCTCCGTCGATGCCAAGACGATGATCGATGCCTGTGCCAGCCTGATGCGGGAGTTTAGCTGCTCCGTGCTGCTGGTGCATCACACTGGCGTGTCAGACGAGGCCCAGCACAGGGCGCGCGGCTCGTCGGCTTGGAAGGGCGCGCTGGAAATTGAGATCAGCGTGATACCGGCAAAGGGTGATGCACCGATCCAGATCGTGCAGCGCAAGTCCAAGGATGCCGAGGAAGCTGCACCGATCTATGCGCGGTTGCAGGCGGTCGCAATCAATGGCTGGCTTGATGAGGACGGCGAGGCGGTGAGCAGCGCCGTGCTGGTGGCCGAGGAAGCGCCTCCAGAGCGTCGGAAAGAGTCAAAGCTAGATATGTGGCGCAAGATGTTCGAGGCCGCTTGGTGGGCTTCTGGTGCCGAGATCGTCGATGGAAAGCCTTTTGTGTCGCGCTCTGCGCTGTTGGATCATGTCAAAACAAAGCTGGAATTGACCGAATCTTCGGCCCGTCAATACATCAAACCAAGCGTTTCCGATAAGCTGATTGGCGCGCTGATTGTGGCTGAAATGGTGGCGGTAATGGACGCCGGATTTGCGGTAATTTGCCCCAAAACTGCTGGCCTGATGGTCATGATCAAAAACGGCGCGAAATAGCCCGGTAATTACCGGTAACTTTTAGAAAGTTACCGCAGAAGTTATTGAAAACTATAGGTAAAGCATATGCCGGTAACAGAAGCGGTAACGAAAACGGGGCAAGGCGTCGAGCGGTAACGGCGGTAACAGGTACCTTTAGGTACCGTTACCAGTTACCGGCGATGCGGGCGGTACCGATACGGAGGGAAATTGGGCATGGAAATCGATCAGATTTTAGAAGAGCGCGGGACGCGATATGGCGAGTTCACTGGCGTGTCTTTGGTCGCTCAGAACATCAAGGCTGCGATGCGGCACAGCGCTAACTGGTCGAAGTTACCGGCTGATGCGCGGGAGTCGCTGGAGATGGTGGCGAATAAGGTTGCCCGCATCCTGAACGGGGATTGCCTGTATGTGGATTCGTGGCGGGATGCTGAGGGGTATCTTAAGCTGGTGGCGGATCGGCTGGAGGGGCTGGGGAAATAGTTGTTGACGCATAGGGCTGACGGCCCTTATGACTGTGGAACCAACCGGGGCGCTGCCCCACCGAAAGGGACTGATGTGATACGATACGGTAGCGTCTGTAGTGGGATTGAGGCCGCGTCTGCCGCTTGGCATCCGCTGGGATGGGAACCAGCATTCTTTTCAGAAATAGAACCATTCCCGCGCGCTGTCTTGGCGCACCATTATCCCGCTGTGCCGCTGCACGGCGACTTCACCACAATAGGAGCCGATCAATATGGAGCAATTGACCTTCTTGTCGGAGGAACCCCTTGCCAGTCGTTTAGCATCGCCGGGCTTAGAGGCGGACTGGGTGATGACCGTGGTAACTTGGCACTCGAATATCTCCGCCTTGCTGATCGCAAACGCCCCCGATGGCTGGTATGGGAGAACGTCCCCGGTGTCTTGTCATCGAATGACGGACGGGACTTTGGTTCCATCCTTGGAGGGATGGCAGAACTCGGGTATGGGGTCGCATACCGCATTCTCGACGCTCAACACTTCGGAGTTCCACAGCGACGCCGCCGCGTGTTCGTTGTCGGATATCTTGGAGACTGGCGTCCCCCCGCAGCGGTTCTTTTTGAGCGCCACAGCTTGTCAGGGCATCTTGCGCCGATCCGAGCGAAGGGGCAAACAAATACCGCAAGCCTTAGAACACGCGCTCCGGGAAGTGGCGGACAAGGAACAGACTGTGAGCATGTAATTGCGCATACACTTGCAGCTCGCGCAGGCTCTGCGCTGAATGCTCCAGACTTCCAAACTTATTTGCCTGTGTCTTGGCCGATGGAAATAACTCCAACTCTGGACGCTTCGTTTGGTGCAAAGCACGGGCAAGACAATCAGCACATAAACCAAGGTGCCGGTTTGTTTGTTCCGGCGGTGGCGTTTGAGTGGCAACGCGGAGGAACACAAAACTTGGAAATATGCGCTGACTTTTCACCAGCGCTCATTAAATCTCAGACGCCAGCGGTAGCTCAAAACATGGCCGTCCGCCGCCTCACCCCTATTGAGTGCGAACGACTGCAAGGCTTTCCGGACAATTACACAGCCATCCCGTGGCGTCACAAGGCTGTGGAGTATTGCCCAGATGGCCCGCGCTACAAGGCGCTGGGTAATAGCATGGCCGTTCCAGTAATGCGCTGGATCGGTGAGAGAATTCAAGCAGTGGAGAACATCAAATGACAGCCGACGAAGTTCGAGCAGCCCGCCGCGCGCTGGGCATGACGCAAGACCAACTGGCCAAGGCGCTGCGCATGGGTGGCGATGGCAAGCGGGCTGTGCGGCGCTGGGAGGCCGGCGACAGAAGCATCAGCGGGCCTGCGTCCGTGGCGATTGAGTTTATGTTGATCGCCGCTGATTGCATGAAGACCGGCAAGGGTGTATTCGCAGATTACCAGCCCGAAAACGGAAACTGAGATGACGCCAAAGATTGAACAGGTCGCAGTTGCAGACCTTATCCCCTACGCCTCAAACTCTCGCACCCATTCCGATGCGCAGATCGCACAGATCGCGGCGAGCATTCGAGAGTTTGGCTGGACGAACCCGATTCTTATTGATGGCGATAATGGGCTGATTGCCGGGCATGGGCGGCTGTTAGCGGCGCGTAAGCTGGGGATGGAGATAGTCCCTGCTATTGTCCTCGATCATCTCACTAAGGCCCAGCAGCGAGCGCTGGTGATTGCAGATAATCAACTGGCGCTCAATGCCGGTTGGGATATGGAGTTGCTGAAAATTGAACTTAAAGACCTAGATATGGCCAAGTTTGATTTGACGCTAACCGGCTTTGACATTGGCGAACTAACAGCAATGTTTGACGAGCCAACATTTGAACCCGGCACCGAGGACGATCAAGGCAAGCTAGACGAGTTGTCGCCAAAGATGGTACAATGCCCGCACTGCGGCCAAGAATATGATTTGCGTGAACATGACCAAGGCTGATCTACGCATTGAATGGGCCACCCATGCGGCTGCTAAGTATGCTTGTGAGAATTGGCATTACAGCGGGTGTATGCCTGCCGGGAAGTTGGTGAAGGTTGGTGCATGGGAATCCGGCAAGTTTATTGGCGTGGTGTTGTTTGGGCGCGGGGCTACGCCAAATCTTGGAAGCCCTTATCAGCTGGGACAAGATGAATGCGTTGAACTTGTCCGCATCGCTTTGACATCACATACAACGCCAGTTAGCCGCATTGCCGCGCTGGCCATGCGATTTCTTAAGCGGCAAAGTGACGGGCTGCGACTAATCGTTTCGTTTGCCGATCAATCTCAAGGTCATCATGGCGGTATTTATCAAGCCGGAAACTGGACATATAATGGTCAAGGAGACCCGGCTAAGTTTTACATGATACGCGGAAAATTAACTCATCCTCGCAGCATTGGAGCAAAAGGATTGGTTCAAAACATTTATGGCGCTCGTAAAATTGACCCGAATGCTACCGTGGTCAATGTACCCGGCAAGCACCGTTACCTCATGCCTCTAGACGCAGAAATGAAAGCGCGTATATTACCGCTTGCGAAACCATACCCTAAGCGCGCGAAAGATCAGGCGGCATCGTTCCCCGATGCTCTGGGTGGTGAGACTCCAACCCGTGCGCTCCAAACTTTGGAGGCCAAATAAATGCCTCACGTTAATCTCACTGCGAAGCAAGAGGCGTTTGCTCAGGGCATCGCTGATGGGCTGGGACAGGCTGATTCCTACCGGCGCGCTTATGGCAACGAAGATTGGAAAGACAGCACGATCTATCCCGTTGCATCGCGCCTGATGAAAAATAGCAAGATAGTCGCAAGACTAGCCGAGCTTCGTTCAGAGGTGCAGGAAAAGCAACTCTGGTCGCGGGAAATGTCGGTAAAGGCGTTGGTGCAAGCATTTCGTGAAGGCACAGGATCGGTCAAGGTCGCGGCGGTCAAAGAACTTAACGCAATGCATGGTTATAACGAACCGGCCAAGCTGAACATCAATGGTAACTTGCTTACTCGCATCCAGCGCCAAGTGATCGATGACAACGCTAACGATTAACACGCCGCGCTGGTTCAAGCCGTTCCTGAACCCCAGCCGTTACAAGGGCGCGCATGGTGGGCGCGGGTCTGGCAAGTCTCACGCATTCGCCGAGGCGGTGATTGAAGCGCACGTTATGGATCAGAAGCGGCGCACGGTCTGCGTCCGTGAGATTCAGAAGTCATTGGCGCAATCGGTCAAGCGGCTGCTGGAGATCAAGATCGAACAGATGGGCGTTCAGTCTTATTTCGAGGTGCAGGAGTCCCAGATCAAATGCCGTCATGGCGATGGCCTGATAATTTTTCAGGGGATGCAGAACCACACCGCTGATAGCATCAAGTCGCTAGAGGGCTACGACTGCGCATGGGTCGAAGAAGCGCAGTCCTTGTCGCAGCGCAGCCTTGACCTGTTGCGCCCGACGATCCGCAAGCCGGGTAGCGAACTCTGGTTCACATGGAACCCGCGCCTCGATAGCGACCCGGTGGATTCCCTGCTGCGTGGCGATAAGCTGCCGCCGGATAGCACCGTTGCCGAAGTCAACTATCTCGATAACCCTTGGTTCCCTGACGTTCTTAAAGCCGAGATGGAATACGACCGGGGCCGTGATCCGGACAAATACAAGCACGTTTGGCTCGGAAGCTACGTTGCGTCCAGCGAGGCCCGTGTGTTCACCAACTGGCGCATTGAGGACTTCGAGGCACCGGCAGACGCAACGCACCGCTTCGGCGCTGACTGGGGCTTTGCGGTCGATCCTACAGTGCTGGTGCGCTGCCACCTGATCGGGCGCACTCTCTACGTTGACCATGAAGCCTATCGCGTCGGCTGCGAGATCATCAACACGCCAGAGCTATTCCTGACTGTGCCAGAGTCGGAAAAGTGGCCCATCGTGGCGGATAGCGCCCGGCCTGAGACGATCAGCCACCTACAGAAGAACGGCTTCCCGCGCATCATGTCGGCGGTCAAAGGCCCGAAGTCTGTTGAGGAAGGCATCGAGTGGCTGAAGAACTACGACATCGTGGTGCATCCGCGTTGTCAGCACATGATCGATGAACTTACACTCTACAGCTACAAAACAGACCCCTTGACAGGAGCCATCTTGCCGGTGTTGTCAGATCGTGATAACCACGTTGTGGATGCTTTGAGGTACGCCTGTGAGGCTTTACGTCGGGCGGCACCTAAGAAGGCCGTCGAGGTTACGCCAATGGCAACGATGAACAGGTGGTAGATGGCGCGATTGACCAAAGACCAGCGACTGGCAAACGTCCACCAGCAGGCGCTGAACGACTTTGACAATTGCCAGACCGTCATGCGTGACGAGCGCCTGCAATGCCTGCAAGATCGCCGCTTTTACAGCATCGCTGGCGCACAGTGGGAAGGCCCGCTCGGTGACCAGTTTGAAAACAAGCCGCGCTTTGAAGTCAACAAGATTCACCTGAGCGTCATCCGCATCATCAACGAATACCGCAACAACCGTATTGGCGTGGACTTCGTATCGAAGGACGGTTCCAAGAACGACGTTTTGGCCGAGACCTGTGATCCTT